TTGAAGTCGCCATTGTCGTTTGTGTGACCAATCGTAACGATACCAACATTCAGATCAGCAGCCAGCTTAGACAGACGCACAGACAGATCAGCCAACAGGGCTTCTTTGCTTTCGTCACTGGATACTGTCACAACATCTTGGATAGGCTCAAAGAACACATACTTGCAGCCATACACCTGTGTCAGAACCCTGATCTGTTCAATCAGATCGTCAGCACCATCCTCTTCACGAAGGTGAAACTGCATGTAACCAGTGTTCCTAGTGATGTACTTAATTGCCTCTTCTACGTCCCTTAAGCGACCTTTCTCTAGGATCAGGTCTTTACGGGTCACATTGTCCTTGAGGTAGTACGATACCACACCAAGAAGTGAACGTAGCTTAGTCTCTTCCAAGTGCCATGTGGCAAACTTCACGTCTGGATGGTTCTTGATGAAGTTGTATTCAAGATACCGCATGAACTCCGACTTACCAATGCCAGTAGGTGCCTTGATAACAGTGAAGTGTCCTTGCATAAGCCCAAGGATTTTCTCGTCTAGTCCCTCAATCCCGGTAGGGATGTAAGAGTGGTCAGGGGTATCATACAACAGATCAAGGAAGTCTTCTTCTGTAGTATAGATGTTGTCTGGTGTGAACAGTTTGGCATTGAACCAAGCCTTAGAGAAACCCTCACCAGCATCAGCCATCAGGAAGTCATTAGCATCCTTGTGGACATCATGCGGTACACGGTAAACCCTGCCGGGGAAGAGGTTCATCAAGGAGATGGCAAACTTCTCTGCCTTGTCGTCAGTGTCGATAGACAGGTAAATCTTCTTGAACGAACCTAGCCAATCCTTGCAGTTCTCAAGCAGTTTCCGACTAGGGCTTGCAGAGGGCAGAGAGACAAAGGGGTATTTAGACCCCATCATCTGATAACCTGACATTGCATCAAGTTCACCCTCAGTGATGGTCACAGCCTGTGCTGATCCAGCAGGGAACTTGTCCATACCAAACAGCTTGTCAGACTTGAACCCCTTACCAGCAGAGAACTCTTTAGGAAGGTGCCTAGTCTTTGTGGTCCCGTCTGGATAGACGTAGGTGTGTTTGATGGGCAAGTCACCATCAACGTAAGTCTTTACACCATAGAACTCCATAGTCTTGCTGGTGATCTTACGGCAACCAACATGCTTCCAGATACCTGCATCTACAGGCTGTTCTAGTATGTCTTCTACAACAGATAACACAGCTTTACCCCCTTTACTTGTTTTTGGGTAGGCATCTTTTGCCCAATCAAATGCCAAGTGCATCCTACTTCTTTGTGGGTATGGTTCACGACAGACAAAGCAAATACCAGTCTCTCGTTCAGATTCCCACGAAAACCCATCAGAGGAGCCACAATCCTTATATGGACAAGGTTGGTGGTTTACATTCGCATCACTCATCTTTAGTCCCAAGGTTTCGGATACTGTCAAAGGCATCCTGAATGTCTACACCATAGGCTGCACAGATCAGGATAAGTTCTAGACCATATTGAGCCATAGCCTGTGTAGCTTTGTGGTTCATGTCAAAGGTGTAAGTAGCCCCACCGTCTTCATGCTCTACGATCTTATCTACCACAATGTAGAAGGGGTCTTCTTGGACTTCGTCACTCATGTCTTCTCTCCCAATGTCACAGCTTCGCTGTTCTCAATCTCGGCCAACGCCTCTCGGCCCTTGTCTGTGATCTGGGGGAACGGCCCTCGGGTGACGTAGCCTTGGCCCTGCAACCACTCAAGGGACACGCCCATCGCAGCGCCCCAACTCAGGCCACCGACAGAACCCGGCTCGGCGATTTCTCTCAGTATCTCTCGGTCAAATGTGGTCAAGTCACTCATCTCTTGTTTCCTTTCAGAAATGCAACTGCGCGGTCATAGGCAGACAGCGGAGGCTCATAAGGCGTCTTCCAGCGGGTCTGATCGACATCCACTTTTTTGGCGAACGCATTCGTCAGGTCTCGCAACGCCTCCACCGCCTTCGCCAGCTTGGTCTCTGCAATAATCAGAGCCTGCCCATTGTTCATTCCGGCCTGCATCAAGCCTTCGCACTGCTGACCCAGCCGTTTGTTCTCGGCGGTCAGGGCTTTGATGTGCTCGTGCAGTTCAAGAATTTGGCAGTAGCCGGGGTCGCATGGGTACTCTTCGTCACTCATTTCGTCCTCCTTGATAGGGTCCATCACCCTAGTTATGTTGTCGTCACAGTCTTGTCAAGGGCAGATATGCTCGGCTGCGCCTGCGCAAGAGTAGGTTACAACAAAAATTTTCTCTGTAGGGGTCTTGACAAGGCTTGTGGATACAACCACATACTAAAATGTCCTTTCCGCCAAGGTTCCCTATACCCTACCAAGTACTGTCATCATCTACTCAATACACTCTTCTTCTTCTACCTCTAGATACTCCTCAATGAGATGGTAGTAGTCATCTACATTGAAGATCATATCCCAGTTCTCTCCAAGATGGTGGTAGATAGTATCACTCATAATCATCCTCATTCTCATCTAAGTCAGGTTCTTGACTGTCTTGTTGTTCTTGACATTGTTCACATAGGATGAACAAGTCATCTTCCATACGGATACCACAACAAGCACATCTCTGTAGTAGGTTAATCATGTCTATCTCCTTAGAAGAGTGGATACCACAAACTACCAGTAGTGATCTGATAGTGTCTTACATGTTGTAGTTCTAGCAGAACAGCATCGCATTTGTCAAGTTCACCTTCCCACTCATAGGTACTAGCCATCTGTTCTAGCTGTTTGATGAGGCTGTGAATAGGGACTAGGTACTGTTCTTTTGTGGTAGGGTGTTCTGACGCACTCATCTTAGTATCCCGTATAGAAGATGTGTCTACCGTATTTCCCTACACGGGTCAATTTCTTAGACCAGTAGGGGGTGACTTTGGTTGTGTGGTAGTGGGTGGCACCTGACCCCAAGGTAGGGCCTTGTAGAGCCTCTACAGCGACTTCTATAGATGTTTGCCATGCAGGGTCAACAAGGATAGTCTCAAGGTCAGGTGTGTCTTTTAAGCCACTGAACTGGTGTTGCTGAAATGCCACAGTACATACATCGTCAGGATACTGTTCCATCTGGACCCTGTTGAGTACTACCTCGGCCACAAGAAGTTGACCATCTAGGGGTTCTCCCCTTGCCTCAGTGTAAACAACAAGGGCCAGACAGAAAGTTGAGAACATGTTTCACTCCACAGGTGGTTCAGGTAGCGGCATCCACCATTTTGGCGGGTGTTTCTTAGTGAACATGCACCAACGCTCCTGATCTGGAACCCAGTAGCTAATGGTCACTTTGCCATCACTTGTTGGGACAAGAATGTATTCAGGCTCATAGTGATCCCGTACACCGCCTTTACCAACTGCAACCTCTTTATAGGAACCTTTAGGTGCAGTCTCGATTGGTTGCCACTCCATCAGTTCATATACCCCTCATGTTCAGGTTTCTGCCGTTCAGCATAGCTTACAAGAGTAGCAACCAGCACAGGGGTAATTTCCTCTACCGGGGGGTTGTACATCTCTAAGAAGGTCAGGATGATTGCACCAAGGGTCAGAGAGGTGGCGTTCATAGGCATCTGAGATTGATACTTCTCGAAGAACTCTGACCACTGGTCATCAATGGCTTCATGTTCAGGGCTGAGTACAGCAACAGTTTTCATAGTGTTTCCTTTTGTGGTCAACCCCTTATGGGGTCTACTTCTTATTTCAGGTGAATTACACGGTCCAGATAGAAGCTGATCCATGCTTTCTTCTGTAGGTCGTAGAAGGGCTGCAACCCAATGGCCTTCATGTGTTCCGACTGCTTGAAGCCACGCTCAGAGCCAATGATATGCGACGAAGGACGGAAAAGACCGTTGGCAATGCGCTCAGAGCCATCAGCCTTGAGGAAGGTCACAGTGGCGATACGGGTGCCACGGCCTTTGATGAAGTCTTTGACAACAACGGGGGACAGAGTTTCGATGGTAGTCATTTGCATCTCCTTTGCATCTTGTATTCTAGATACATGATCTAGACTGATTCGTCAAGCACAAACTTCTCTACAAACTTCTTCACATTGCCACTACGATACCACTTGTTCTTACCTTCATTTCTCCAATTTCCAGTCATCAGTGCATAGATAAGGCTCTTACGACCTTTCCGTAAGATTTTGATACACCCTGAGACAGAATCTTCAAACTCTACACCAAGTTCAATGAACTCTATCAACGTCTTTACACGATAAATGTCTCTGTCATAGTGGTTATTGTCGTGCATTTTGTAGTAATTGGCTTTGTCAATTTCAGCTTTGCCAATCTTCAACTCTTCCAGATGCTCAAGCAGTTCCTCT